AAGGGAAAAGAATGTCGAAGCTATGGCTTTGAAAAGAATTGTTATGACATGAAAGGCATCGGAACGGAGTAGAAAGACAAAGTAACGGACTAGAAGAGAATATCAATGCGCGGGAAAGGACAAGAATAGAGCTGCGTTGGCATTGCGTGTTGTTGATTGGCGAAGGCATTGAAAAGACATGAGCTGCAAAGCGATGGCATAGAATAGCACAGAATAGCTGCGGAAAGGCCGTGCTGGGAGAGGTGAAGGCTATGAATGGCCGGGAATAGCTGTGGAAAAGTTATGAAGTGAGAACTTTCGCAACGGAGATACCCTTAAAACAGCTTTAAATGCCCGTAGAACGACTCGAAAGTGTAGAGTCGATAAATTATACCTTAAGACAAAAAACGAGTAGGAGGAGGTCAAAATGAAAAACCAAGAGAAGATGGAGAAGAGGGAAGAGTGCCTTCGGACGGCATGTGAGATTGTGAACGGAGCAAGGCAAGAGTGCTACGGCGATGCAGAGGACAATTTTCAGACGATCGCTAGCATGTGGGAGTCTTACCTTAAGGCTACTGGGTGCGATGTAGTGATTGACTCAAAGGACGTGGCAATGATGATGATTCTTCTGAAGGTGGCAAGAGCTGCGGTTCCAGGAATCCACCTTGACAACTACATCGACATTTCCGGATATGCGGCGTGTGCATATGGAATCGACGGAATGTGCAAATGTGACGACTAGGAGGACTACATGGAAGCAACAGAGACTACATTAGCAAGGTTGATTAAGACCATGCGGACAGCGGAAGGCTTAACGCAACCGAAGCTTGGTGAGGCGGTGTATTCGGACGTGAGTTCGATATGCCGCTGGGAGCACGGTGAGAACATCACTTGGTACAAGTTCCTTGAGATAGCACACATTCTTGGCTATATGGTGGATATTGAAGTGAAGAGAGGTGCAGAATAATGTTCTGGAATTACGAACTTATGTGGAATGAGCTGAGAGCGCAAATGGAAGAATTGCATGAGAAGAAGGATTCTATCGACATTGAGGTTCTGCTTGCGGTCATGAACCAAATCGAATACTTAGAAGAAACGGGGGATTTGGAGTTGAAATGGTGAGTAAATATAGAAGCAAGAAAACAGTCGTGGACGGTCAGACGTTCGACTCGAAGAAGGAAGCAAACCGTTATCAGGAACTCCTACTGCTGGAAAAGGCGGGAGTGATTAAGAACTTGAGCAGACAAGTTAAGTTTGTGCTTATCCCGTCCCAACGTGACGAGAGCGGGAAGGTGATTGAGCGTGAATGTTCCTACAAAGCGGATTTCAAATACGAAGAGGGGATTAAGACGGTTGTAGAGGACGTGAAAGGCTTCCGGACGAAGGAATACATTATCAAGCGGAAGCTGATGTTATATCAGTACGGAATTAGAATCAGGGAGGCGTAGGATGGGGAGGTTTAGCTTTGGGAGATTAAAAACTGTTTTTCTTTTGTATGTGCTACCAACGATGGCAATATTCACAATAATTACCTTGGCTTTAGGTTTGACGATGGAAGATTGCGTGAAAACGGTTGTATTTACTGGAATACCTTTAGGACTTTTAATTGGGTCTTTAGCAACAGAGGAGGTTTAAACATGGAAATGAAATGGCATCCGATAGAGGATGGAAACATGAAGGGGATACCACGTGATGAAGAGATTATCTTCACCGTGCTTGATGAAGATACAGGAGAATTTCACACAGCGGCCGGCAAGATTGAAGAGTATTTCCTCAAGAAGCGCGGACATGTATTCGTCGGGAGGCCAGGTTATCCGGTCGACAGCATAACACTTAAAGCGTGGATGAAACTTCCTGGACCGTACAAACCGGAAGAGTGCAACAAGTGCGCATACCGGAAGGAGTGGACAGACGAATTCGGTGACAATTGGTTTGAGTGTGAATTGCTCCAATGTGATGTTCCCCCAAACGGCAAGCTGAACGATTGCCCACTGAATAGATAGTTGCATGTTGAGTGGTTTGTTGCGTAATTACTCAAGATTACGCAACAAATTACTCAAGACTATTGATGTATTAGTTGATGTATTAGTTGATGTATTAAGTCAATGTTTAGTCAATGAATTAGTCAAGGAAATGCATTCAAACCTTGAAATATAAGCGTTTGGAGCGTGTCAGAAAGTTATAAGTTAGTTAAAGAATAAGCGTTAGATGAGTGTTATGAGGCGACAAGTTGAAATACAGAATGATGTGGGAAGCGCTTAAAGATACGGCGGAAGTCATGATTGAGGATGGAATAGTTGGCGAAGTGAGCTGGCGCACGCTGTTAGATCTCATGCAACACGGAGAGAAAATGTTCGAGCCGGACGAGCGGTTCAGCGGAACATTTTTAGCTACGTTTGTCAATGCTTTGGAATTCGGCTTTGCGTGCTTGGGAGTGCTAATGCTGGTACTGGTTTTCATGGGGAGGATTGCTTATGTGGGTTGATATGGATGATGTGAGAGCAGAATTAATAAACGTGGAGCGAGAAGCCGTAGAAGAACTTGCCGGGAAAGATGAACGGGATGAAGATTTACTGCAATTCCGCTTAGGTAAATTATTTGGATATGTCAAAGTTGAGGAAATGCTGGATGAGCTGGAAGAGGACTATCGGAAGGAACGTAACTGTGAATGGATTAAATACGATTCATGGACAATTTGTCCGAAACACCATGACGCAAATAATCCTTATTGGAGAATCCCGGAAAATACAGATAAGCTAAAATACTGTCCATATTGCGGGAAAAAGATAACTATTGTGAAGGGGGAATGAAATGCAGAACTTTGACGTATATTGGGACGAAATCGTGGAAGCAATCAAAGACGACGACAAAATGTGTTGTTTTATGAGGGACGAAGTGTTGCCCTATTTCTTGAAAGATAACGACTGCAAGAAGATTGGGTGCAACACATGTGCAAAGATGTTTACAGCTTGGATGTTTGCGGACTACGTTGAACAACCAAAGCCCGAAGTAGACTGGAACAAAGTACCCGTCGATACGCTTGTACGGGTACGTGACAGTGAAGATGAAGAGTGGAGATTGAGATACTTCAAACGGTTCATAAATGGAAGCAACACCTACCAGTATGTGACGTGGCAGAACGGTGCAACGAGCAAAACAGCAAACAAAAATGCCGAAGGCTGGAAGTACTGCGAATTAGTGGAGGATGAAGACGATGAAGAATAGAGAAAAATATAAAAACGAGTTGATGGACGTTATCAAGATGAACGGTAGGATATGCGGATTCATGAAAAAGCACGATGTATTCCGGATGATTGGAAAGGACTGGGAAAGTTTCTGCGAAATGGATTGTATTGCTTGTGGCACGGCACTACAGATTTGGCTTGACGAAGAATACGAAGAGCCGCCGAAACCCGAAGTAGACTGGAGCAAAGTGCCAGTTGATACACTGGTTCGTGTGCGTGATTTGGAAAGCGAAGAATGGACATTGAAATATTTCAAAGGAATCGACGAAGAAGCCCCGGAATGCAGATTTGTTGCATGGGATGATGGGGCGACAAGTGTTACAGCGTACGGGAACTACACGCATTGGGTGCGCTGCGAACTTGTGGAGGTAGAAAATGAATAAAGCAAGAACAAAAGTGATGATTTCGCAACCGATGAACGGAATAAGTGAAGATGAAATTGTAAAAACTCACAAAAACGCAAGAGTCAAGCTGACTCGTAAAGGTTATGAAGTTGTAGACCAGTACCTAGGGCAGTGCGAAGCAAGCAATCGGATTGCTTGCTTGGGTTTGTCGATTGAGACAATGGCAGAGTGTCAAGCGGTGTACTTTTGTAACGGCTGGGAGGATGCGAGAGGGTGCAGAATCGAGCACGAAGTAGCGGAAGAATACGGACTCGACATTATCTATGCAGAAGATGAAGAGGAACCTAAAGCTCCAATAACGGACGATCAGAAAACATTCATGGAAGGAATGAATCACGCTGAAATGGTGCTAGATGAGTATTTCGATATGGTCCTTAATGCGTGGAGTGGGTGCGCCGATGAATATCAGAGAAGCGCAAAAATCATGAAAAACGGTGTTATTAAGTGGCTCACCGCCGCAAAGTTTGAGAGATATACAGATTTTGTGAAAGAGAATGAATCGAAAAGAAATGAGTAAGTTCGAAAAAATGTGGAAAATTCTAAAAAAGGAATGTGTGAAGAACAAGGGAAAAGGCGCAAAGTGGTTATTCTTTCTGTATTTGATGAACAGAATTGAAAGGGAAATAAATGTTCACGAAGAAACAAAAACAGATGCTGAATTCAATCTTAAAGAAGCACGGCTTCCGAAATCAGATGGTCAAAACCTGTGAAGAACTGTCCGAACTACAGTCCGCACTCCTTCAGTGCTACAACAAAGGTCCTGGAGAGGGACGGATAAAGGCGGTGCAAGAAGAAATTGCAGATGTTTACATCATGCTTGAGCAAATCCGGAAGCAATTCATGAGCCGTGAAGAACTCGACGACTGGATCAATTACAAAATCACGCGTGAAGCGGAAAGGGGAAAACTTGCCTAATAATGGTCACTACACCTTGTGCCCTTACTACAGACACGAAAAAGACAAGGTGATATATTGTGAAGACACTTCCAGGCGCTTTATACACTTGGAAGACAAGGAAAACCATATGGTCAAGTATTGTGATAGTGCATGGGAGCGTTGCCCATACGCTATCACCATTTCCCATGTTTGGGAACAGATAAACAGTGACATGGGAAGACAGAAGGAAATATATTTAGCCCATCAGGTTAAAGCGATGAAGGGCGAACTAAAAAAGCTCAATGGCAGGCTGAATAAACTCGAAAAAAACTCGGAAAAACTCGGAAAAACTCGAAACATGGAAAAATAAAATGGTTCTCCCTTCAATGGGAACCAAAAAGGGCAAAAACGAAAACTCCCAAAGCTGTTTTTGCTTCGGGAGCTTCCGCAATCGTACTTCTAATGAACAACAGGAGTATTACAAAAATGAAAAGAATGAAAATGATTAACAAATCACATTAATATTATACCATAAACGGCTTCTATTGTCTTGGAAAGTGTGTTATAATTCGTGATGTTACCAAACTTTTTTTGTTTGATAATAATATTTTGCTTTTGGGTCTGCTGGAAACGGTGGACCCGTTTTTTTATACACAAAAAACCCTCCCGCAATGGGAGGGCGTTGTCTGTTATTCCTTTTCTTCCTGTTCTCTTCTCTTCATGTCGTTGTTTATAAGCCATTCAATATAGTTTGAAAGGCTTCTCCCTTCCTCATCGGCTAGAGCTTTCGCCCTAGCCTTGAATGCCGGTGTAACCTTCATGGTGATATATTCGGATTTCTTTTCTTTCATTTGGTTCTCCCTTCATCTAGTCCTCGTCGAGAGCGTTCCATACCTCATAGGCTTCATACTCTGTGTACGAGTCTTCTGTGTAAGGCTCGTCGAAGTCATAGCGGAGGTCTTCATACGGGATAGAAACCGCGTACACGCGGAACTCCCCGCATCCGCGGCGCTCAGCGCGTGCGTCGCGTGTATAGTCGCGTTTATCAGATTCGCACATGTGCGCGAATTCATCCCGCGCCGCCTCAACGGCCTCTTTGCGGTCCGTATACAGAAGAATCTCCCCGTTTTCATTGTAATCCCATTTCTCAAACACGAATAAATGCAGCTCTTTTTCAGTCTCCACCCTGTAGGCGTTCGGATCGCTATAATAGGCGATCTGTTCCGCCTGTTCGTCCTCGTCTTCGGTGCCGTACATGATAATTGAGTCTTTAACGTACTCAATCGCGTAATCAATCGCCGCATCCTCGGAATTGGCATATACTGCGCCGAGTTCCTCAATAGAATCGTCCCACATGTTACGTTTTTTGTCCCAGATTGCCACGGGGTAAGGGATGCCCTCCATCCTCTTTCCGTTCTCAATGATAGTTTCCATTTTTGGTCCTCCCTTCATTTGATACGATTTCGCTTTTCCGTGCTCTGCGTTTCTCCTGGCTTGCAACAGGCTATTGGCCGCATTACGGGCGGGGGCTTGCGCCCCCTATTGTGCTACTGTGCAACGTACAGCACACCGCTGTTGACTTCGCTATAGCCGTCAAACGACAGTTCTCTCCCTACACCTTCCCAGTCGATGTGGCAGCTAATCCAGCCCGGGAGACCATCAACAGGCATGTAACCGCATTCATAACAGAGCTCTTCCGCATAGTCCGCAAGGGTGGTATCCGGAACGAAATAGGAATCATCCCAGCACCGTTCTACATCGTCCAGGTCGTCGCAGTATTCAGCCATGGCTTCCAGCTTGTCGGCGTCCTCGTCTTCCAGTCTTTCGATACGTTCCGCCATGTCGCTCAGGTCTCCAATGCTGGTAAATTCTGAATCAACGAAGTTATAGAATCCGTCAAGGTCTGTGATTGTGTAATCGTGCTCACAGTTGCTGGTCGCGCGCATGATAGCTAGCGACAGTTCGACATCATCGGAGAACGGAAACGAAACAGTGAACTCGTCGCCGTTGTACAGGTTGCGGATGCTTGCGGTTCTCTCGTTGCTTGCGTTGATTGTGTAGTTTCTCATGTTTCTTACCTCACTTTTCTTTTGATTAATAATACTTTGCTTTTGTCTTTGGGTCTCTCCCCTTGACAACTATATAATAACACAACGGTGTCATCGTGTCAACAACTTTTTTATATTTTTTCTCACTTTTTTAAAAAACTGGTGTTCTCTTTTTGAGTTTGGATTGTATACAATTTTGAATGAAAAACATATGTTCGCGCAATTCTGTTACGTTGCGCCCGAGTTGCAATGTGGGCGACTGCACGCCCCGCGCGCGTGTAGAATCGTAACAACGGCAAAAACCGGAAAGGGGGAAAAATGGACAAAAAGAAAAAAAGCGTTCCGGATTGGGACAGCATCCGGAGCGACTATATAACCGGCGACGAATCGCCGAAGGAATGCGCTCGGCGGCATGGCGTTAACTATAGGACGTTGGGCAATCATCTATATAGCGAACGCTGGAACGACCAGCGCGCCGCCTATCGTGGGGCGATGACAGATAAGGCCGTTGAGACGGCGAAGAATTGCACAGCCTACCGCGTTGCGTCCGACTTGGTGGGGCTTGCCGGGGTGGTTGACGCGTTGGAAATGGAAACGCGGAAGGCGCTAGAGGACGGGGAACAACTGCACCGCTACCTAGTGCAGACGACCAGCAGACACAAGGACGGGACGACTGAAACGGCTTACAAGGACATCACCAGCGACAAAGTGGACACCCGAGCGCTCAGAGACCTGACCGATAGTGTGAAGACGCTGGAGGCGCTGAAACGATCATTACACGGGTTAGAGACCGCACAGGAGCGCCACCGCCGGCAAATCGAAAAAGAGCGCTTGGAGTTAGAGCGTGAGCGCCTACAGTTGGAGCGTGAGCGCGTCGAGTTAGTCCGCAAGCGTGAGGAACGAGACGCGGAAGGCGTGAAGGGCGTGCAACTCGTTGTGGGGGGGTACTGCGATGAATACAGCGAATAACAGACGGCTTCAGACTGTTCAGCTGGGCACACCGTCACCTAAGCAAGATATGTTTCTCCGCTGTCACCGCAAGTACATCGGCTACGGCGGCGCCCGTGGCGGTGGCAAGTCGTGGGCGGTGAGAGTCAAAGCAATCTTGCTTGCTCAACGCTTCCCCGGTATCCACATGTTAATAGTCCGGCGAACGTACAAGGAACTGGAAGGGAACCACATCCGGACACTGCGAGCAATGACCCGAGACTTTGCCGCCTATAACAGCACTGAAAAGCTGCTCACGTTCTCCAATGGTTCCACAATCGAGTTTATGTATTGCGCACGTGATGCAGACCTTGACAAGCTTCAGGGGTTAGAGTATGACGTTATCTTTTTGGACGAGGCTACGCAATTAAGCGAGTACCAAATGAGGACCATAACAGCAACCCTGCGAGGTGTCAACGACTTCCCGAAACGGGTTTACTACACGTGCAACCCCGGAGGACAGGGGCACCAGTACATCAAGCGGCTTTTTATTGATAAGCAATATAAGCCGAGCGAGAACCCTAACGAGTATGCATTTATTCAAGCTCTCGTTGATGATAATACAGCGTTGATGGAATCCCAACCGGACTACCTAGCACAGTTGGAAGCACTGCCGAAAGCACTGCGGGAGGCGTGGCGGTATGGGCGCTGGGATGTGTTCGCCGGTCAGGTGTTCACGGAATTCACGGACGCCCCGGAACACTACGCGGATAAACGCTATACACACGTCATTGACCCGTTCCCGATTCCGATAGGTTGGAACATCTACCGCGGTTTCGACTGGGGTTACTCAAAACCCTTCTCGGTGGGATGGTATGCCGTGGCACCGTCAGGGCGGATGTATAGATTCGCTGAACTGTACGGATGCACCGGAGAGCCTAATGAGGGCGTTCAATGGACGGTTGACCATGTAGCCGAGGAAATCCGCCGCATGGAGGAAGAACACCCCTATATGAAAGGGCGGCACGTGTTCGGAATTGCCGACCCCGCCATATTTGCAGAGGACGGCGGCGAGAGTATAGCGGAGACGATGGAAAAACACCGGGTTTACTTTGACCGGGGAGACCATCAACGCATACCGGGCAAAATGCAATGTCATTACCGATTAGCCTTTGACGATGACGGGCGGCCGATGTTTTACGTCTTTAACACGTGTAAGCACTTCATTCGGTGCATTCCGGCGCTGATGTACGACGAAACACGAGTGGAGGACATTGACACGTCGTTAGAAGACCATAACTACGATGAGTGGCGGTATGTGTGCATGGCTCGACCGATAGCACCGCGAGAAATGCACCACAAGAAAATCATTGACCCGAATAACATTGATGACCCGCTGAACATGGTCAGAGACAAGGTAGAGGGACAGACTACAGACGATATATTAACGTTTTACGAGGTATAGAGCATGAAGAAAAACAAAGAGCTGCGGAAGGACCAGCAGAACAAGGAACAGACCGCAAAGGAAAAACAGCAGTTTGGGAAGAGCGGAGCAGAGAAGACCGCACCGAACGACCGCAAAGAGGAGCAGAACGCACCCAAAGCGGAGCAGACACCGAATAGACAGCAGAGGGAAAGTCAGCCGAAACAGAGACAGCAGACCGAACCGAACAGAGAACAGCAGACAGAACAGAGCAGACAGCCGAACGAGCAGAAGGAACAGCAGAACGGAGAGTATCGCCCTGAACGGTACAGACCGAAAGAGCAGACAGAACCACAGCAGAGCGCACCGACTGAGCCGCACTTCACACCCGACAAAGTGTCAGAGGTGCTTCAAATTCTGCACGAGTACAAGGACGGGAAAACAACCGTTGATATGAAAGCCACAGAAAATCAGGAATGGTGGCGGCTCAGACATTGGAACGTCATTCAGGGAAAGACGGAAGCGGGAAAAGCAAAGGTTGAAGTCGGGTCAGCGTGGGCGGTGAACTCCATTCTGAACAAACACGCCGACTTTATGGACTCATTCCCGAAAGCTAACGTATTAGCAAGAGAAGCAGACGACGAGGAAGAGGCTCAGATTCTTTCGAAGATTCTTCCGGCAATCGAGGAACACACGGACGCGGAACAGGTGTATAACACCGCCGGTTATGACTTCCTGATAGACGGCACGGCGATAACGTCTGTATTGTGGGACCCGATGGCACATGATGGAATGGGCGACATAAAGAAAACCAATGTTGATATTCATAATGTGTTTTGGCAACCGGGAATTGAAGACATTCAGCAGTCGAAATACTTCTTTGATGTTTCCGTAGCCGATGTGAACGACGTGAAACTACAGTACCCCGACATAGCGGACAGAATCGGCGGAGGAAAGCAAGGGTTTATCACCGAGTATATTCACGATGATAATATCAACCATCAGAACGACATTGAGATTATTAATTGCTACTACAAGAAGTTGGAAATGAGACCAGTTCTCATTAACATTGACCCTCAGACGGTAGCGCAACACCTTGTACCTCGTGAGATTCTGCACATGGCTATTATCATCGGTGACCAGTGCGTTTTCTGTTCAGAGGATAGCCTGGAGTATCAGGACGGCTTTTATAAGCATGGAAAATACCCGTATGTATTCCGCAAGTGTTTCCCGGTCAAAGACAGTCCTTGTGGCTTTGGCTATCTCGACATTATGAAGTACCCACAGAGGGACATTGATAAACTTGACCAGGCAATCATGAAAAATACCATGATGAAAGCAAAGCCGCGTTGGTGGGTAAAAAAGAACGCGGACATTAACAAGGAAGCTTTTGCGGATTGGAACGAAGAGATTGTAGAAGTCGGTTCAGGTGACCTTGGGTCAGCAGTTCAGCAGATGGACGTTGACACGCTCCCGGCAATCGTTGAAACCCACTTGGAAGCGAAAATAGACGAGCTGAAAGAGATTTCAGGAAACAGAGACTTTTCACAGGGTTCTACCGCTTCCGGTGTAACGGCGGCGAGTGCAATAGCAGCTCTTCAGGAAGCTGGAAGCAAATTATCGAGAGACATTAACAAAGCGATGTACCGAGGTTCAAGAGAAGAGTATTATCTTGAAATAGAACTGATTCGGCAGTTCTACACCGAACCGAGAACATTTCGTATTGATGATGGATCGGGCCGTTATGAATACATGGACTATTCCAACGTGAACATCGCACCTCAGGACATTACAACACCCGAAGGAACACGGCACAAAAAGAGCATTTTTGACTTGGAAGTATCGGCAGAAAAGCAGAGTCCATTTTCAAGAGCTTCACAGAATGAGACGGCGAAAGAGCTTTATCAGATGGGACTGTTTGCACCTGATAACGCAACGTCCGCACTGGTTTGTCTCGACATGATGGAATTCGAGGGCAAGGAGAAGATTAAACAGCAGATTCAGCAGAATGATACATTCATGCAGCAGTTCCAGCAAATGCAACAGCTTATTATTCAGCTCTCACCGGAAGCGGCTGTACAGATGGGACTAGTAGACCCGAATCAAGTTATGATGGCTCAGAACGCAAATAACGGCGCTACAGGGGTATCTGATGAAGGGTCAGCAGAAGATAGAGCGGCGAAGAAGACAACGAACACCGACAGACTGGACAGAGCGAGAGAAACAGCTCGTAGCGCCTCGGAGGTGAAGTAGCATGACGACCGTAAAAATGACTGTATCGGAAAATGATATTTTCTTTGAATGCGTGAATCATGCGAACACCCATGACGAGTGTATCATGTACACGACTCTATGTAACGTGCTCGTGAGCGCCGTTTTACCGCATGGAATTGTACCGAAGGTGTATGAGCCCGGACACGTCATTATCGTGGCTCACAAGTACACTGAGAGCGTTTTAGCGGTATTCCATGCAGTGTGGGCGACCTTTGTAGAACTTAGGTCTCAATACAGCGGTGTAAAATTAATCGGGGTAGACGACTTTAATTCCTGAGACAAGGGATAATCTGAATGGTATAATAGAGCTGTAAGTTAGTTCATACGGATACGGATGGATTCACACATTAACTTGCGACCTGATTTTTTCATAATTCCAAACACATAACCTTAAATCATCGGGAGAGCCTCAGTCTTAACGGACTGGGGCTTTTTTCGTGGGGGAGAGATATGAAAGAGCGTTATATAAAATAGCATTGTCAGAAATTAAGAGTTCGTCGCTCTATAAAAGACAGAAAGGAAATAAAGTATGACAAAATTCAATTTTAACTGGTCCCTTTTTGACGGAGAAGGTGGAGAAGGCAACGCTTCATCAGGAAGTCAGAGCGGACTGGGAGCAGAGGCAGACAAATTCCTCGCTTCACTTGGCGGTGGGGAGCGGACTGATAACAACGATACTACGGAGTCACCGGAAGTTGCATACGGATTAGACACGGAGGAATCGGATAACAGCGCGTCTGAGTCTGGAAGTCAGGAAGAAATTAGCCCTGAGGAAGAGTTTGCGGAGCTTGTCGGAAAGAACGGCAGATTCCATGAGCTTTACGGTAAAGCGGTGTCGGACGCTATCAACAACAGATTCAAGAATCAATCCAGTGCACAGGAGAGAGTTGACAGCTACGAAGACGCATTAGCGCCGATTATGAGACATTACGGACTCGAACGGGGCGATATTGAGGGATTAACCGAAGCCATTAACAGTGATGATGATTGGATTGAGGACGCCGCCCGAGAAAAGGGTATCACTCCAGACCAATACAGAGAGAATCTACGGCTACAAGAAGAGCTGGAAAAGAACCAGCGTGCTTTGTCCGAGTACAAGGCGGAGGCAAAGAAAGCGGAACAAATGACCGCATGGAATGCGGAGGCTGACGAGCTTAGAGAATCATTCCCAAACTTTGACCTTGAGCAAGAAATGAGCTACAACCCGAAGTTTACGGACTTAATCGAGAACGGCATTTCCGTAGTCGATGCCTTTGTAGCGACACACACACAAGACATTCTGAAAGGACTCGCCGAAGAGTCTACAAGAAGTGCAAAACAGGATGTAGTGAATCAGATTCAACAGAGACAATCACGACCTGCTGAAAATGGTCTAAAGCACCAACCGGCAGTAGCAAGAAAGGTAAATCCTTCAGAGTTCACGAATGATGATATGGACAAGATTCTGAAGGAAGTAGAGAGTGGTAAAACATTCTCATTCTAAAGCTCTCTTGTCTGTATCGAGATATACAAGAATACAGAAGGAGCAAAAGAATATGTTTAAGTACGTTTTTAACCTGTTCGATTTGAACACCAACGTTACCACTGCGGCTAGCGCACCTAACGACCTGTCCCCTGAAATGAAGACCTTCTATGACAAGGTTCTGATTCGTGCGGCAGAACCTGAACTGGTACACGATCAGTTCGGTCAGAAGAGACCTATTCCGGGCGGCAACGGAAAGAAGATTGAGTTCAGAAAGTTCACTAGTCTTCCGAAGATGGATAAGAAGCCGCTCACCGAGGGTGTAACCCCTGATGGTCAGAGCCTGAACGTAACCAAGTTGGAGGCAGAAATTAAGCAGTACGGCGGATATGTAACAACTTCCGACATGCTGAACCTCACTGCATTTGACCAGGTGACTGCGGAGACCCTGAAACTTCTCGGGTCCCAGGCGGGCAGAACTTCCGATACCATTACAAGAGATATTCTCTGTGCCGGAAACAAGGCACTCTTTGCTGGCGAAGCTACAATGAGAAACGAGCTTAAGGCAACAGACACCCTGAAGATTGCGGACATTAAAAAGGCGGTTCGTTGGCTGAAGAGACACAACGCACCGAAGATTGGCGACAGCTACGTGGCAATCGTTCATACTGATACCGCATACGACCTGATGAATGATCCTGAATGGATTGAGGCTCAGAAGTACACAACTTCCGAGAAGATTTTCAACGGTGAAATCGGTCACATGTACGGAGTTCGCTTTGTAGAGTCTACCGAAGCGAAGATTTGGAGCAAGGAAGATGGCGGAGCAACTGTGCCTGTATATGCTACCCTCGTACTTGGTGCGGATGCATACGGTATCACTTCTATCAATGGCGGTGGAATCGAAACTATTACTAAACAGCTTGGCTCGGGCGGAACGGCAGACCCACTGAATCAGAGAGCAACAATGGGCTGGAAGCTGAACAAGACAGCAACGATTCTTGACGATTTCAGAATGGTAAGAATCGAGCACACCTGCACCGGGGCAGAGGACGTGTCCAACTAAAGCCAAGCATTAACGAAGGAGTTAATATGGCAAGAGCAAAAAAAGAAGCTGCAAAAGCAGAGGTAGAATCTGCTGTAGCAGAAAAAACTTCTGATAAAGCAGAAGCAAAACCGAAAACCGTAGTAATTCAGCTTCCTGTTATCGAGGGAATGGGTGACAGCGTGTATGTCGGTGTCAACATGAAAGACTATCAGATTAAGCGCGGAGAACCTGTAGAAGTGCCATTGTGCGTGGCAGACGTTCTTAGGAATTCCGACAAGCAGATGATGGTAGCAATGCAGAAACAGGAAGAAATGACATCAAAAAACTACGGTGAAGTGTAAACGCGATGGGGGAAGCAGAAACTTCTGTTTCCCCTTTTTGTAAAGGAGCAGAAATGAAAGTAAAAGACCTTCTGAATTTAATTAAGACGGAGAAGCCGAATTCTTTCAGTGATGAAATGCTCTTGGGATATATCAACGAGATTGAAGCAGAGGTGCAAGACCAAATGGAAATTGTGCCGGTTACAAGCTACGACTTGAAGCTGGACATGGATAAAGACCTTTTGGTTAAACCGCCATATGACAAGCTCTATATATCATATCTTAAAGCAAGGATAGATTATATCCTTGAAGAGTACGAGAATTACGAGAACGACCAAGCACAGCATATCGCCGATTTCAGGGATTTTGCGGATTGGTCAGTCAGAACTAGGGCATATCACAAAAGAAGCCCTAAACGCTTTATAAACGTGTTTTAAAGGGGGTGTAGGCAATGCCACTACAAGCATTACAGAATAAGCCGTCACCACTCGAAGAACGTGTTATAGAGTTCAAGGGACTGAATAGAAAAGCTTCCGTAGAGTCGGGGGAAATGGCAGATATGCTGAACATGTCATGCGACTTATACCCAACGCTCACTCAGAGAAAAGCACGCGGCTTGTTTTCAGAGATTCCGCTTGATTGTACAAAGGTTCAAGACCTCATGGAGCGTAGAGACCCTACAGATTCAAGCACAAAACTAGCGATCGTTGGTGCGAACTCTGATGGAGTATGGCGCTTTTGGTACGACGGAACGATGTACGACATATCGCTTTCGGGTAAAGAGAAGATGGTAGCGGTGAACAATTACATTTGTTTCTTCCCATCTAAACAGTGGTTCAACGTAGGAACTAAGGATTTCGGTTCAATGGGGTATTTCAATCAGAATGTAAGTGAAGATTACCTTGATGGAATTGAGAACCCGGCAGAAGATTACATGATTCACGACTACAGCGCAGATTGGATAGGGCGTGTATTAATTGACCCACAAGACCAGGAGCACCTATACCTGATGGTTACGGCGAGAGGACAAAAATATGCTGCGGGGCAAACCTTTAACGACAAGTTCTCGGAGCTTAAAAGTATGCTTCGAATAGGCGATGTTGTCAGATTGTCGGGAGATTTTGTCGGACTGAACAACAAGAAGGTGAAAGTTGCGGAGGGAAATGAAGGTGTGCTTGCAGACGATGAAGGAAACTTCACAGCACCGCAAATGCCTATCACCGTGCTTGACGTATTGAAGATTGGGGATATTCCTATTCCTACGTTCAATTACACGGCATATGACGGTGAAACGGGAGACCCATTCGATTTGTCAGTTGCACTCGGTACAAAAGGAACGTATGAAGGAATCTTCATCAAATTCAGTAAAGACGAGTTTTCCTCGGTTAGTGCATACATTACACCATGTGCGGCAAGTTCTTTAATGAACAGCAAGTACACGGGATTCTTTGCGGGCAATTTAAAGGTTGAGCGTGTCGTTCCTGAGCTCGATTTCTTCATGGAGTGGAACAACCGACTCTGGGGAGTGAGCAACAAGGATAATACGATTTATGCCAGCAAACTGGGAGACCCTATGTCATGGGATTACTATCAGAACACAAGCATGGATTCCTACTATGCACAGCAAGGAACGAACGGTAATTGGACTGGTTGCGCGGTGTACTCGTCTCACCTTCTGTTCTTTAAAGAGAACTTCATTCACAGAGTCTACGGTTCAGCGCCTTCATCTTTCCAAACCTCGATTATCGAGGGTTTCGGAGTGGAAGAGGGTTCAAGCGAATCTATAGCGACGGTGAATAACATGATTTTCTACAAGTCGCCAGTGGGGATTATGTGCTATGAGGGCGGAAACCCATACAGCATTAGTGAAAAGTTCGGCGACTGGAAGTACGACAATGTTGTGTCTGGATCGCGCCATAAGAAATACTATGCGTCAATCCACATGAAGGGCGGCGGCTACAAGATTCTCGTTTGCGATACTGGTACGGGACTTTGGCATATCGAGGACACGGTGGGTGTGCACTGCTTCCGGAACTACAAGAACAAGCTACTGATGGTGGATAACGCACAGAAAAATGTTCTCGTATTGGATGCAGAAGATTTCGACATAGCACCAGTGAAGAACGATGAACCTATTCCGTGGAGTGCCACGTTCGGGCCATTTGATGAATACATCGAAAATCAGAAGATATATTCCAAGCTACAAATGAGAGTTCAGCTACCCGAAACAGCAACGCTCAAAATAGAGATTGCTATGAACGCATTGAAGTTGAGCGATTGCAAATGGGAGACCATAAAGGAGATTTCCGCAGAGAATGAACTTTCGGTGCATGTACCGATTGTTCCAAGAAGATGTTCGAGGTTCTATGTACGGCTAACTGGTGTCGGTCGTTGTCGAATTGATTCTTTCACACGGAAATACAGACAGGGTTCTTCAAGAGTGGTTAAGCAGTGATAATTGATTATGACCACAACCCGAACATAGACGGAGAGAAGAGACTTCAATCACTAAAGGAGTCTGTTCAAAGAGCGTTAGACGAAGTAGCTAACACAGACACCAAGGAAACGACAGTTCAAGAAATTAAGAATTTCTACACGAATAATACAACTATAGTTCAAGGAGACGGTTCTTCTCCAATACCCGAAGATGAAATAACGTCCCTATTGAACAATCTATTCAACGATTAATTGGGGTAATCATGGCAACTTATTTAGATAATGCTGGAGTAACACAAATTCTCACGAAGATTAAGTCTCTGCTGGCAAAGAAAGCAGAAATCACAGCGATTCCAACGAAGGTATCACAGCTAACAAATGACAGTCACTATCAAACACCTAATGATGTTTCCACAAAAGTTAGCGCGGAACTTGGAAAGCTGGACTACGACTTTAAGGACGAGCAGGAAGGTAATTCCTTTGCGGTGAATTGGTTCCTGTCCGGTATTACTCAGACAGACGGAAAAATCAAGGCAGAGAAAGCCGACTTTGATAAAGCGTGGGGTAACGCTTTTCAGACGTCAGTTTCTAGAGGTGGTGAGGCAATTACTGAGACTCAGGTAGATTCGAAGATTAGAGCCGCAGTCGGGAAAATCACATCGTTCGAGTACAAGATTGTTGATTCCCTTCCGGCAGTTTCGGACGGAAAGAAGGGTGTTATCTACCTTGTGGCGCATAGCGGAGGTACGACTCAGAATATCTATGATGAATATATCTTCTTGCCAGCAGAGGGAAGTACAGCGGCACGGTATGAGAAAATCGGAACAACCGACATTGACCTTACACCGTACGCAAAGAAAACAGAGATTCCGACAAAGGTTTCTCAGCTTACAAATGACAACGGCTATATCAACGCTCAGACTAGTGCGACGCATGTAGCTAATGCCATTAATAAACTTGATTATACCGATACCGCCGAAGATGGAAAATATGTATCGTCTGTATCGGAAACGAACGGTGTAATCAAAGTGACGAGAGCGAATTTGCCAGCAGTAGGAACAGCAGATACACCAATTTCAAATGCAACAATTGAGAGTATCTTCACACAGGTATTCGGTTAGGAGATAGCCTATGAAACTAGACGACATTGGTCTGAAAAAAGTGTTTGAGCTGATGAAGGGTAGGATTTGGAAAGAGTGCTATCCCGTAGGCTCAATCTATATGAGCGTGAATTCCACAGACCCATCAACTTTGTTTGGTGGGTCGTGGGAGCAGATTCAAGACAGATTCCTTCTTGCTTCCGGCAACTCATACGGTGCCGGTAGTACTGGTGGTTCGGCAGACGCAGTAGTTGTGAAGCACCTTCATCAACCGTCTACTGGTGATGGATTTAACGCTTATATGAGCGGCACGGTTGAAAGAGCACGCGTAGGAATGTCAACAGCAAGCAGTGCACGGTATGCGGTTGTTGGTAAGAAGAACGCTTCAAGTGCGGATGCCTCAGGACTCAGATTTGCTGGCAGTACGGACTGGACAGGAAGTGATGGAGCGGGAAAGAACATGCCACCGTATTTAGCCGTGTATGTGTGGAAGAGAACGGCGTAGGAGGTGAATATGTCAATAGTAAGAGGTGATACCTTCACGGTATCAATAGATGTTTACGGAGACAGGTTCAGGAACGCTCTTAGCGAAGAGAAGGTTGTTCTTGTGACCTTTCAGCAGAATGAAGTAAGCATTACAAAGTACAACAAGGAGCTTGAAATCAAAGACATTACCGAAGAATTCTTTGATGATTCCGACCCCGACCATCCAATGTCAGGAATAAAAACAATCGGTGCAAATGTAAAATGCCACCTAACGGCAGAAGAAACAATGAGATTCCAAGTAGGAGGAGTTCAAGTTCAGCTTAAATGGGGCGATGAGAACGGCAACAAGTGCAGTGCAAAGGTTGTTCAGATACCAGTCGGGGGAAGTCTTAGGGAAGCTCCACCAAGAACGAAGGAGGACGAAATATGTCTGATGTAAGAATGGAGGTACGAGACAGCGAGGAAACATATGTTGTTTCAAGTGACGTTGGCTACAAATACCTTAACGGACGAGTTACCGCCCTTGAAGGGTCTTTAGAAAAAGACCTTGCGGATAAATGGGCGAAGGCTCTACAGGTAATCAATAATTATTTGAACAATCTACAGGTGAACATCGTTGGGAACAAGATTGTTGATGAACTCCCCGAAGTTGGCGATCCCGGAATTCTGTACCTTGTCATGAATGAAGCGGGGACAGCTTACACTTCATACATTTACGCTAATGACAAGTGGGTGAAACTTGCCGTAATCGACTTCTCAAAGTACGTTCCAATCACACGGAAGGTGAACGAGAAGGCACTCGATACGGATATAGTTCTCACGGCAACAGACGTTGGCGGAGATAGAACTAAGGCAACGGGGGAAAATTCTCATGCAGAGGGAACACTAACGATGGCAACGGGAGAAAACTCTCATGCGGAAGGGACAAGAGGAACAACAGCGAGTGGTGCGGCGTCTCATGCAGAAGGGACAACGGCAACTGCAAGCGGTTTGTCTTCTCATGCAGAGGGAACAAGGACAACTGCACAGGGAATCTCTTCTCATGCTGAAGGGGTGCATACGATTGCAAATGGAGATTATCAGCACGTACAGGGTAAGTATAATATCGCCGATGAGGCTAATAAGTTTGCGGACATCGTGGGTAACGGAGCAGACATTCTGAACAGATCAAACGCTTATGCCCTCGATTGGGACGGCAACTTATACCTTAAAGGCGGCGTGTACGTCAACTGTAATGCAGACTCTACAGGTGGAACAAAGCTGAGTCTTGATGTTGATTCCATCATGGGTGCTATTAAAAATCAGCTTTATGAGAAGGTTTATCCAGTCGGCTCTGTATACATGACAAGCGACGACAACTTCAATCCCGAAGAGGTTTTCGGTGGAACATGGCACCATGTAACAGAAGACGTGTATCTCAAAGCGGTTATGAGCGGAGGTGGCACTACAGGCGGTTCTACAGACCATGTAATCACACCCTCGAATCTTCCACCACACGTGCACGGCATGAAGCACACTCACAATGTATCGAGTAAAGGATATTACGCAATCGCGACTCAGAAGGTGTGGCAGTTTGAGACTTTCGGCGGCAAGTTTACCGACAATTCGGCAAGATACAAGGTGCCGATGGTTCGCACAGCTACAAGTAGCAGCCCTTCGGGGGAGCAGAGAGATTGTAAAACAACAGGTAGCGCTAGTATTACCGATACAGGAACAGGTGGTTTTGCAAACGCGGCATACCATCCGGGCTATTACGGCGTGCATATCTGGGAACGGAGGGCGTAATGAATCACCCTATCATGTTTACGGTAAGCGATATTTTGTGGTTGGCTGGAGCAATAGTAGCTATTTCAGCCGCAGTAAAAGTAATAGCGGAGTGTATCAATAGAATGCAAAAGCCAAATAAGACACAAGATGAACGAATTGGAAAGCTTGAGAAAAAAGCAGTTGCGGATTATGAAAGACTGAATCAGTTAGAAGAGGGGAACGCAATTACACAGCGTGCCCTTTTGGCGCTTCTCGCTCATGGAATAGATGGAAACGACATTGAAGCGATGAAACAGGCGAAAGCAGAGCTAACAAACTATCTGATAGGACGCTGATATAACCTTATACGGCTCATATTTGCGTTCTAACGGCTTTTAAATTACTCAAGGTATAAATTATCACTCATATAAATAAATGCCCTTGTAGGGCGGATTTGGAGGAAGAAATGGACATGACAACTATTACTCAGTATTTTGTACCACAGATTGTGGCGTTCTGTTTGTGCGTAGGTTTTGTGATGAAGCGATGGCTTCCAATGGATAACAAGTGGATTCCAACCGCACTGTTCATCATCGGTATCATTTGCGGAATTGCTACCACAGGAATGACTTTTGACGGAGTTGTATTCGGTGCTGTTTCGGGACTTGCTTCCGTTGGTCTGAATCAGTCCTTCCAGCAGGCACTTGGACTGAATGTGCGTCCGAATATTGAAATGACCGACGATGAAGTACAGGATTTCGAACTGGCAGAAGAAGAGGACGAAGCAGACGAAGAAGGTGAAGATGATGAGTAAAACGATTGCGGTTCAGTGCGGACACGGTGTAAGCACTGATGGCTCTTGGGATTCCGGGTGCGTGTACAAAGGACATACAGAAGCGGCTCTCATGCTGAAAATCACAAAGGCCGCTGTTAAGTATCTGCGGAAGTCGGGTGTAACCGTCATTTCGGATGCCGACCACGGAAACAACAAGAACATGATTGCGGATGTACGGTGGGCGAACAACGTAGGGTGCAAACTCTATGTGTCGATTCACTGCGACTATAGCGGAGCACCGAAGGGTGTAATGCCGCTCTATGTGTCCGGTAGTGGAAAGAAACTGGGAAAGTGCCTTGAAAAATCTATCAAGAAAGACTTGAAGATGAGAAGCAGAGGTGTTCAGAAGAGAACCGACCTTTGGGAACTGAACGGAACGGATATGACGGCTTGTATTCTTGAAACGGGAAGTATTAAAGGCGACTTGGCTACACTTAAAGGAAAGCCTGATGCATACGGTAAAGCAATTGCGAAGGGTATTTGTGCATACCTTGGAGTTGCGTTTAAGGATAGCCCAAAGGCTAAAGAAACCTACCGTGTACGCAAAACATGGAAGGACGCAAAGTCTCAGAAGGGGGCGTTCACAAGCCTCGCCAATGCGAAGAAGTGTGCGGATAAATACGGCTATTCCGTTTTTAACAGCAAAGGAAAGGCGGTGTATCGTGGCAAAAAGTAGGAAGATTAACAGAACTTACGTTGTTATCAAGGCTGACCCCCTGCGGGTCAAGCCTTCTTACAAGTCAAAGCTGAAAAAGACTCTCACGGTTGGAACAAAGGTACACGCAACGAAAATTAAAGGTTACTACATCTACGTTCCGGCACTTAAAGGCTGGACAATTTGGAAGGACTCAAAAGGACATAAATATGTTCGTCTTGTGTCCGTTCCGAAAAGTACAAATGCAGACAAACTGTTGAAAGAACTTAAGGTGATCGCACAGAAATTAATCAAAGCTGGTGTGAAGTATAACGCAAATCATCCGTGTAAGAGTTTGTCCAGTGCGTTAAAGGGCAAGAGAACGAATTGTGCGACCTTTATTTCTTTCGGCTTACAGGAAATCGGCGTTCTTCCAAAGGGAAAGTATATTTGGCTCGATACGAAGATTCACGGAACAGGGAAAAACATTATCAAGAAGAAGGCGAAGATTGCCTATCCTCGGAAGAAATGGAAAAAGGCAAAATTAAAGCCCGGTGACATTTGCGGATTTGCACATAAGCCTCATACGATGGTGTATGTCGGCAAGGATAAGAACGGACATGCCTTGTGGTATTCGGCTGGCGGTTCAGATGTTAAACCGAAAAACCTGGGTCCAAAGAGAAAGCAGAAGTACGAAAACAGAACGGTATATGTGCGGATTCGCTTGAAATAGCGGTGTGGCGGGGCGAATAAAGCCCCGCTTTTCTTATATGCTAAAACAAAAACATACTTACGAAAGGAGTATAAATAATGGGCGGAATAAAGTATGTAAAAACGAAAGCCCCAACTGTGAAAGCGCCTACATACAAAGCCCCAACGGGATATAAGGGAGCGTATGACAAGCAGCTCTCAGGCGCCCTTGATAGTGTCGTAAATTGGAAATACGACCCAACAAAGGACGCTAGTTATCAGTCGTTGGCGAAGCTTTACACTCAGCGTGGAGAACAGGCGGCTAGAAATACAATGGGGGATGCGGCGGCGCTTAATGGAGGATTTGGAACGAGCTATGCGGTTAGTGCGGCTCAGCAGTCCAGGAACGACTACAACGCAGAATTTGCCACAAAGGCTATGGAGCTTGAAGACAAAGCGTATAATCGAGCTTCCACTTCATTGTCTGCGCTTAGAAACGCGGACGACACGTCATATGGACGGTACAGAGACAAGGTGTCGGATAGTCAGTGGGGATATGAGCAGAAGAAGAACAACTACTGGCAGGGTAAGAACTTCAAGGAAGATGCTCTCATGAATCGGCTTAATTACAATGTGAACGTATATCAGGCAAAAAAAAGTAGCTCTTCCGGGGGTCGGAAGTCCTCTCGGAAGAGTAGCGGCGGTGGTAGAAGAAGCGGCGGAAGCACTTATTACTCTCCTAGCGCATCGACTTCCAGAGGTTCAAGCAGTTCGGGTGGCGGTGGAAAGTCATTTGCCGATAAAGTAATGTCGGCGGCATCCAAACTTCAGAAAAACAAGAAGAAATAGAAAGGGGCATTGCCTTGGGAAAGAAAGATAAGAAAGCATACAAAGCGTATCTTAACGCCCACAAAGGAAAGGGTTCTTCCGGGAACTCTTTCCTTTCTACTAATACGAACAAAAGCAAGAAGGAAGTAAAGAAGCGTGTAAAGGAAGTCAGGAAGTCTACACCTAAAAAGAGTGGAAGTCAGGCTTATAGAGAGTATCAGAACATTCACTCGGGGAACGGCTCTACAGGAAATACTTTCCTGTCTACCAACGCAAACAAGAGCAAGAAGGAAGTAAAAAGAAGGGTTCAGAATGTTTCCACACCTTCCACTTCCTCACAGCGTGATAGCTATGAAGCACGGAAAAAGGCGGCGAACAGTTACCTTAACAGGGAGCGTTCGTCTACTTCTCGTCCCGGAAATACTTTTCAGGCAACAAGGGAAACCGCAACGTATAATCCCGAAAAGCGTGAAAGACAACAGTCTATCGAGAAAAAGAGAAGAGAGGGTATTCAGGCGGTAGAGAACCGCTATGCGAAAACTTCCAGTCCGTCAAAGCTCCATGACGGTGTTATGTCTGAACAGCAGACCGAACCTATCCACGAAAAACAGGTTAAGATTGAGAATGAAATAACCGAACAGAACAGACAGCGTGCAAAAGACTACATGGAACAGGAAAGTTCCGGGCAGAAACAGCATGAAGGAAAGTTCAACGGAACAAAGAACGCGAATCAGCAAGAAGCGGTTCGTGGAATGGAAGAGGTTAAGAAAAATAATCAGGATCGCATTGAAGCAGAAAACGCTCGGAAGAATCTTCAGGCGAAGGAAAAAGAGAGTGGGTCAAACGGAAGCTCACAGCTCGGAAACAACTTTAACAAGGATGTAAACGCCGTCCGTGATAGCGTAAAGAATAAATCGGGCAAATACTACGATGAAGCACAGCGGATTAAGAAGAACGAAGAGACAGAGCGTGCGAATCAGGCGGCTTCATTAAAAAGAATTTCCGACAAGTCGGACAGACAGGTGGAGATTGAGAATCAGAAGAAACTGGAAGAAACACAGAAGCAGCTCTCGAAGAATCGGAGCAAGGAAAAGGTTTCCTACGGTGCTTCACCTATGGAAATGGGCGAACATCAGAACGGTTCTACAGCTTCTCGGAGAATGGATAACAACCGCATTGATTTATCCGATACAAAACTTGCTCGTGCCGATGAGAGATTAAGTGACACTACAGTCGGAACAGGAAAGCAGATTGTCGGCGGCTTTGCGAAAACCGCCGGTGACGTTGCGGACGTGTACACACGGCACGGCGGCGCTTCCATCGTAAAGGCAAACAAATTCGAAGAAGATAGATTCATCAACAATCAGATTCAGCGGAAAGACGTGTCAGAGGGCACTAAAAACACGCTTAGAGGGGTCAAGGAGGGCTATAACAACGCTGAAGAGTATATGCGTAGCGGCGGCATGTATAACCCTGGAAAGGCGCTATATTCGGTCGGAGAGAAGATTCAGGCAAGCGGAGATAAGCAAGTTGAAAAGTCCATGGATGGATTGACACGGTTTGAAAAAATCCTCATGGGTGCTTATACCTCGGGTCTCGGTACGGCGGCAGATATGAGTTTTGGTCCGTATTGGGCGGTGTCCATGGCGGCTAGAACATACGGTAACACAAGGGGCAGTGCGGAAGCACAGGGAGCAACAGCCGGAGAAGATAGACTCTATTCCGTGCTCCAGGCGCTTAAAGAGACGGGAACAGAGTACATGTTCGCCGGCGCCGGTCTTGCCAGCAAGCTCACAGGTGCCGGGGCGGCTCTTGAGAAAACTGGTCTCGGTGCTTTAAAGTCAACTGCACTTGATAGACTCGCCGTAGGCGTTGGAAATAGATTCGGAAATGTAGCGGCTAACGTAGCTTATTCGGGTGCGAAACTTGCCCTTGGGGGAACAGAAGAAGCAACCGAAGAACTTGTAGGCGGTCTTTTGGATGCGCCTATCACGAACCTTTCCTATGGGAATGCCGTAGATGAACGGAGAGAAAAGAGCTATCGTGAAATGCTTCTCAGTGGGTCTGATAACCTTGAAGATAGAATCTCAAACGAGGCGGCACAATACGGAGTCAGTAGGGAAGAGCTGGCGAAGGCATACGGCGAAGACATTAACAGTAAAGAGTTCTTGGAAGAGCAGATTCAATCCTATGTTGATTCGGGCATGAGTCAAAAGCAAGCTGTTTCCATGGCAGAGAAAATGCAACAGTACTTATCCGCAAGCATTTCAGGAGACTCTAAAAAGGCGAAAAAGCTTGAAGATGAAATGACGGCAGATTACATGAAGATGGTTTCTGTAAAACAGAAATTTTCCGCATCCGAAACTTTGGATGCCATGGCTTCTGCATACATTATGACAGCGGTAACTGGTGTGGCGACTAACGGTCGTGCTCTTTCCTATGGAGCAAATGTCAGAGATAGCCTTAAGCAAGACTATGTAATGAAGAGCATGAGAGGGCTTGATGATAATGTCAGTCCTGAAATTCTTAAGAACGTGCTCTCGGAGAAGGTATCAAGCTACAACACGGCACAGGCAATGGCAGATATTGCGGTAAACGTAGAGGATAGCAAGGTTGCAACAAGGGCACAGGCTATCAAGGACACCGCAAACGAGGGCACGGATATTGCCTTGGAGCAGTACGCAGATATGGCTCACGCAATCAATGTTCAGATGACAAAGAACTCGGAGTCCATTCAGACTGCACGGAATTTGGCTATGCGGAAGGTGGAGAATGAAAACCTTGACGCGGGAGCGGACAGGCTCATTGACGGAACGTCTAAAGTAGCTCAAAAGCACGGAGACGAAGTTGTGAAAAATGTTACCGATACGGCCATTGAAATGAATAAGTCTTTCGATGAAGATAGACAGCTTGACGATGTTCAAATTGGTGATGTGGCAAGAGCGGCGGGAAACCTTGAAACAGGAACACTTAATCCGGAAGACGTTGAAACCCTCATGTCAAACAAAACAGAAGAACGTGAAGTGTTCGAAAAGGCGACCGGGGAGAAGTTGCCGCAGATTCTGAACAGCGACGGCATATTGAATGCGGTTGAGACGAACAAAGCGACAAGGGAATATCTCTTTGCAAAGGCGGCAGATAACTTTGTTGCACGTGCTAGGGAAGAGAACGAGGTTTACAAGAACGAAGTTCGCGGAAGATATGAATCGGAATATTCCAACAACATGGGGTCTATCGGTCAGAGTGTAATACAGGAGATCTCGAACAAAGCAGACGTTTCATCGGAAACAGATTACAACGTGCTTATGCGGCAGATGGAGCGTGCCTACAATGCGGCGAAGGAAGGAAAGCCCGATACTATCCTCGATACAATCAAGCGTGACATTGTGGAGAACTACAGATTCAAGGCAGAAGATGTAGACTCCATGATTAGAGCGGGAAAGATTGATTCAGGCGGCAACGGCTTTACTGTAAAGGCAAGCGGAAATGCGAATGCCGAAACAAGAAAAGCGCTCAAACAGTTCGCCGACATTTTCTCGGTGAATATTGAACTTTCCGATGATATTCAGAGCTACACAGGCGGAGCCGATGTGAACGGTCTCTTTGACTATGCAACGAATACAATTATCTTGAATTCTGCAACACCATCAGAAAACATGGCATATACCGCAATGCACGAACTTGTCCACGGTATCAAGGACTATGACATGAAGGGTTATGATAACCTCGCCAAAGCGTTCAAGACGATGTGGACACAGGATAATGCGGAGAACTTCAACAAGACGATTAAGGACGTGAAAGAACGCTACAAGAAAGCGGGTAAGAAGCTGAATGACGAACAGGCTTTAGAAGAGGTTATTTGCTCTCAAATGGGTGAAATTCTGCACGATGATAAGTTCATGAACAGAATTACCGAAAAGCATTTTAACGCCGGCAGAACGCTTCTAAACGCCGTCAGAAGGGTAATCAGAAAGATTCGGGATATATTCGGTCTCGGAAATCAGTTTGATAGCAGATACAAGGAAGCTCTGTTCTCTCAGTACAATCTTCTTAAGGATGCCGAAGAGTTTTTGGCAACAGCACTCCACAACAAAAAGCTCGCTATGGGTCTTGGAAAGATGGTACAGCGTGAAGGAAAAGCTTATTCCGTGAATGATTCTATGGACGTTGAACCGGAAGTCTATTATGACTATATCCGGCACTTGACTCCGAATGAATACGAACAGCAGCTTAAGAAATACGGTGACGAAAGATGGACGATTGCCGACCAGGAGAAGCTTGACAGCTTAAAGGGTACGGAGGACGAGTTCGACGAACTTTTCGAAAAAGAAGAGCGTGTAGCACAGTTAATCGAATATAGACGGCGTACCGGCCTTGAAAAGGAAACCGAAGATTCCGGTTATGACGATGAGTACGACGATTACCTTAAAGGCTTCACGAACATTGAGAACAGTGAAGACAGCGAACTTGTAAACGAACTTATCAATTGGAATGAAGAGACGAAAGACCATAAGGATTTCAAGAAACAGTCGTTCCCTCGCTTCAACCCTATGATTAAACAGGATAACATCGACACGAGAGCAGAAATCCGTGAAACAATTGATTCCGTCATCGAACCGCTCAAGGCAGATAAAAAACTCACACATGGACAGGTTCTGAACGCAAAATCGGTAAAGAACAAAGTCGGCGATCTCCTTCACAAGGTTGTCGGGGATGATACCACCATGTCGAAGAAAACCATGCGTGAGACAAGAGACTTTGCGGTTGACGCACTCACAACGGCATACTATGAGATTCAGAAGGAACATCCGAATATGGATGTCGTTTATGATGTATTGGAGAAGGCAAGTGAAGAGATTGTTGATGTAGTTGATTACAACTATGAGAACGACGAAATGCGTGAATTTCTCAATATTAAGAGTGCTCTCAGAAAGAATCCTATCTACATTGAGCGCACTCGATGGGGGGATACACGAAAAATCAACAATGAAACAATTACTGCGATGAATAGACAATTCCAGTATGTTACCGTAAGGCACGGAAGCGCTAGTTATACAGGAAGTTTTGCTTCTGCGGTGGCTGATTCGAACAGGAAGAAATCGAATGTTGACACGTATTTAAATGAGAACCCTGATATAGCAACAGCTCTTTTCGGCATTGAAGATACCAAAATGGGGTTAGGCAGTGCATTACAAGAAGATGGAGAGCTTCACAACGAAGAAGGTTTACCGTACATCTTGGAAGATCGTATGCAGTCTTGGGCGAATAGTCTTAATGGATTGAGTGAATATGATTGTAATCAGATGAAAAAGGCTCTTGTCAACGACCTTTCGGAAATTCTTATTCAGGATGCGGAATCGTACAAAACCTATGCAGACAAGCAGAAGGAAAAGTATGACACCATGAAGAAGCGCCTTAAAGGTGAAAGGGACGCTCTCGCCGCCAAACTGAAAGACACAAATGATACGCTTGAGAAAACAAAAACTGCGGCGAAAAATCAGGCGAAGAAATACGAGAAGAAGCTCGAATCTCAGGAAACGAAGTACAAGAAGATGATTGATACGAGGGAAAAACGTATCGAGAAGGTGAAAGAGAAGAACAAAGCGAAGGAAGAGAAGCGGAAGCTACGTGAAGAGGAAAAGAAGGTTCTCAACAACATCAACGTGAACTACGCATGGCTTTCTTCACGGCTTCTCACGAAGGAACGGAAGTACGAGAAAAACATTCCACAGGAGATTCGGAGACCGCTCGCACAGGCTCTTGTAGCTCTCGACATTCAGACGGCAAACTCGGTTAAGGCAGAGCAGAGGGAGATTAAAAAAACGGGAACACCTACAGGAGCGGCCTTGAAACTTCACAAATTGAGAGACGCTATGCGTGAAATCTCTAAAGAGAAGGAGTATCAGGGTATGTTCACGGAGAACGATGTTCTCATGAATAATCTTGAAGTACTCGCTTCCATCGACAAACCTATGAGGGATATGACCCTCAAAGAGCTGAAGGTTGTAAAAGATGTTCTGAAGGGTATCAGATTTGAGATTACCGAAGGGCAGAAAATGTATCTGAACGGACGGAAAGAGTCGTTCAACAGAATCAGCGATAGTATTTCCAATGACTTTGAAGAAATGATTAAAAAGTACGGCGAAGCGAAGAAATTCAAGGGTGCGTATGGATTAGTTCGTGACTTTGTGAACTTTGATAACGTAACACCGATGAGCTTTTTCAAGAATGCGGGCGGCACGTTCAGCCACATTTGGGACGTACTCAGAAAGTCTCAGGATGAATACTTCCAGTACACAAAGGAGACGGCAGAGTTCGTTGAAACCCTTCCGGGGAACAAGCGGTGGTTACGCCTTAATGGTGGACACAGTGACGCTCAGAAGTGGCAAGACCACAGAAACGAGATTGAGCTTGAATCGGAAAAGAAGATTGATGTAAGCGACACTCAGATTATGTCGCTTTATCTGCTGGCGAAGCGTAAAGCGGCTAGGCGTCACATTATTGAAGGAGAAGGCATCCGTGTTCCTGTTATTAACAAGGACACCCGGAAGATTCGTGAAAAGGTAGCCGACAAGGTTCTCATGCGTGACATGACCGACTATGAGACGGTAGCAGTCACTGACGCGGATTTGGCGGATATGTTCGCTCTTCTCACCCAACAGCAGAAGGATTTCGCCAACGCAATGCAAGACTATCTTTCAACGGTAATTGCGGAGCGTGGAAACAAAGCTTCCATGGAAATGTACGGAGTTAGACTGTTCGAGGAAGAAAAGTACTTCCCAATGTACACGGTCCAGGACGGAAAGTTCAAAAACCTTGAAACAGGATATAACGGCATTGCTGGTATTCCTGATCCTGGATGGAGTAAGAACGTAAACGAAAAGGCAGAGAACGCTCTTGTGATTGAGGATTGTATCAGGGTGTTTGCTCGACATTGTGATGAAATGAATTTGTACGCTTCTTCACAGAAGGCACTGAAAGACATTACCCGACTACTGAATACGGGCGACGTGAGCAATCAGATGATTCGGGCATTCGGTGTTCAGTCTATCGACTACACAAAGAATATCATCAACGATTTCAGACACCAGCAAGATAAGAATGTTGACGGTTGGTCAAAGATTATCAATGCCGGAATGAACAATTACAAAAGAGCTGCTATTGCCGCAAACCTTAGCGTGTGGGCACAGCAGTACACGGCAGTGTGTAGAGCGTGGATGGAAATTAGCCCGAAGTATTTCTTCTTGCGGAGTCCTAAAGACACGGTGCTTCCACCGAAGATTCAGTCGAAAAAGCGGAACGCTCTGATTGAAGAAATGAACAAGTATTGCCCTATCACGTGGTGGAAGTTCCAAGGAAACCATGAACTGAACTTCTCCCGCTCGTCGGAAGATATTATCATGAACAAAAAGTCTATTCGTGATAAGCTCGCCATGGGCGTTTATGAAGCGGCAGACCTTAGAACGTGGCTCCACATTTGGAAGGCGGTAAAAGCGGAGACAAGGGAAACACGGAAAGACTTGAAGCCGGGCAGTGAAGAATTCCTTAAGTACTGCGGTGAACGTGCGGAATACATTTTCGACTACACGCAAACGGTAGATTCTCCACTTCACAGAGCACAGATTATGCGTGATAAGAATGTCATTGCTAAGTCTGTTTCATCGTTTAAGGCAGAGCCGCTTAAGACGTTCAACATCTTCAGAGACTCCTTAATCGAAGCAAGCCGTTACAAGAAGGAAGGGAAAAAGGTGAAAGCCGCAAAAGCAGTCACGAAGATGGCAACGGTTCTTACAATCAATTCCTTTGCGGCGGCATTTGCAAAGACTCTTATTCAGGCGATGAGAAAAACGGATAAGGCAAAAGATGAAGATGAGCCTATCACCTATCTTGCGGCATTCAAAGAACTGTTTGGCGATAACTTCTGGTCAAATGAAAACCCAATTCGGCAGATTCCGGGATTCGAGGAATTGTGGGGCGTATTCAATACGACACTTGACCTTCTCAGCGGAGAGGAAGTTGATTATTTCAGTTTAATGTCGCAGAGCAATATTACTTCTGATTGGCTGTATTCCATCAATAAAGCGCTCTATAAGTACAACAAGAAGAAAGCGGATAACGACTTGTCAATCGGTGACAGTGTGGATTTCCTGAACACGATTCTCGTCTTTGCGGGATTCGGTTTTGCAAATGCGAAACGAGACGTTGGAGCAGTAACAAACGCTCTCGGATTACCTGATCCGTTCGCTGTTTTCGCGGATGCTGCGGAGGATCGCGTGGATGTATTCGCAAAGAAGTACAAGGAAATGGGCGGTTCGGTTCCTGGGGAGCCTAACGCTGTTGAGAAAAAACTCGGTGGAGTTGCGGAAAAGGCCGCTAAATCAAACTCTCTTTTCGGAAAGCTCAAGAGTGCCTATGACAAGCTCTCAAATTCAGACGATACGGACGATACAGACGATTATGGATTTTGGGACGATGAAGGACTCGGAGGAAGAACGATTAAGGCTCTTTTCAAAGTCAAGGAAGGTTCGAAGCTCGATAATAGGCTTGATTCCTTGGGATTCACAAGAGACAAGAAGGAGCGTGAAAAGGCGGCATTTGACGCCGATGTTGAAAAGGCTCTCGCAAAAGCTCAGGGCAAGAAGGGTGAGTACCGTGAAGAGGCTGTAGTTAACTATATCAAGAAGGACTGGAAGAAGCATCTTAAAGAGGGAACAATCTCTATCACAGACTGGTACAAGGATTGTGAGCGTAGAAAAAAGCTGATGAAGGCTTGCGGAGTCTCGAAAGAAACTCGGGAAAAATTCAATGAGGCAATCATTAGTGAAACTCGGACGAGATACCATAAAGACATTGAAAAGTGGGATAAAAAGGCATTTTCTCGCATGGACGAGTACACAAACTACCTTGCCGAACAGGGCTGGTCTAAAGAGGACATATCCCGGAAGATGATTGAGAACTCAGACACGGCACGTGAGTTTAAACAGGCGTGCAAAGTTGAGAATGCGGAAGGTGCGGCGAAGTCACTAGCAAAACTGATGGACGCTGGCATTACCAAAGAGGACATCAATTATCTGTATGAGAATCGGAATCGTGTGAAGATTGGTAAGGATTCGAAGTATTACAAGGAAGCTCAGGCACTTGGACTTGATGAAGAGGGCAAAGGTAAGGCAACCGGAAAGTACATCTACCCGGCACATGGAACAATTACTTCCTATTTTGGATACAGAAACGCGCCTACTGCGGGTGCTTCCTCTAATCACCCGGCAATCGACATTGCCGTTCCTGAAGGTACGAGAGTCAGCGCTTCCGATGGCGGTACGGTTGTAGCGACCGGATGGTCGGGCGGCTATGGAAACATCGTTCAGATTGACCACGGAAACGGAGTAGTCACTCAGTACAGCCACTTGTCTAAAGTCGGTGTAAGGAGGGGTCAGAAGGTTGCACGGGGTCAGGAAGTCGCCCGGTCAGGAAATACGGGAGTCTCCACTGGCCCGCACCTTGATTTCAAGATGATGATTAACGGAGAACCAGTTGACCCTCTGAAACATCTAACAAAGTAGGTGATGAAATGACCAACGAAGTAATCTGGACTAAAATAGTACTGGAACGGTTCATCGAACAGGCGAACTTGTCTGATGATGAAGAAATTGTAATGCGTACACGTGCGGCTGGTTGGAGCAGAACAAAGCAAGCCATGGAGCTGAACCTATCTGTTTCGACGATTGATAGAATTATCAGTAGGCTTAAACGGAAGTACGACGAAGTACAGGCATATGACCCAATATTGCCTCCACGACAACGAGGGGTTTACAGGTAGAAATGTGATAGGAAGACGACGGTTAATCGAAAGGTTGACCGTCGTTTTTCTTATTACAATTTTGACACAAGGAGGAATGATACCATGTACGGATTTTATCAGCCTTATGGGGGCAATGAACAGCTTGTAAGGGTAACTGGTCTTGATGGCGCTAAAGCGTATCAAATGCGCCCGAACAGCGTTGTTGCACTATTCGACGGTGCAGAGGACATATTCTATCTCAAGTCAACCGACGGTGCGGGATTCCCGACAATTCGAATCTTTCGATTTGAAGAGGTAACGTCCACACCGAATGTTTCACAGGAGTACATCACAAAGGCAGAGTTCGAACAGTTTAAGGAGGAAGTATTAAATGGGAAGCAGCATATTCAAGAATCAGAACAATAATCAGCTAGGCGATCTAGCGAATCGTGCAAAAGCTATGATGAACGATTCAAGGCAAATGCAGAATGTCATGGGTATGTTATCGGGAAGGGGAGTATCTGCGGAACAGATGGTTCGTTCTATCTGTAGGGAGCGTGGAATCGATATAAACGAATTTATGAACAGCATTAAATAGTTAGCGAAACTTAGAATCGGCATAAAATGTATCGATTCTGACACGAAATGACACGTTTTGACACGATTAAGCACACATATTTAAAAAAACTACCCTATTTTTTTAATAACCACTTGCGCAAGTGAAAGTTAGCGAAAGTTATTTTAGTTTTTTAGAAATTATTTGACTTTCGCGGAAGTTAGTTAAATTTATCGTCAATTATTTTACTTATTCGGTCTATCCGAAGGAAGGAGAAGGAAATGGAAAACATGAGTTTATCTGACATTGCCGCTGTCACAAAAGATAATGATGATTATTTTGGTAACGGTGGAATGTGGATTTTCGCCCTGCTGATTCTGATGATGATGGGCGGAGGCTATTGGAACAGGGGTAACAATCAGTCTGAACCAGTTACGGAAGCGGGATTGTGTAATGCAATGAACTTCAATGGTCTTGAGAATTCGGTCGGCAGGTTAAATGACAGCCTCCAGCACGATTACATGGGATTACAGAACGGAATCTCGAATCTCGGTTATGAAACACTCCGAAACTTCAATGAGACTCAGAACAGAATTTCTGATTGTTGCTGTATTACTCAGCG